ATGTAAAGATAATGCCGATACCCATGGGTAAGGTTCATTGCATAAGCACAACTAGAAATTGGATTTTAAAAAATGCCACAACAAAATATGTAATAATGGTTGATGATGATATGTCATCGATTCAATGGCTCCTGGAAAGAAAGAGAAGATTGCTAAATAGCCAAGAGATTCATCATTTTATCGAATTAGGTTTTTCCATGGCAGAAGAATGTGGGGCCGGGATATGGGGAATGAATTTAAATCAAGATCCTATGGCCTATCAAATAGTAAAACCATTCGGATTTGCAGACATGTGCCTAGGTCCATTCATTGGGATACTTGATAAAGAATTAGTTTATGATGAGGAGCTAAATTTAAAAGAAGATTATGATTTATCATTGCAATGCCTAAACAAGCATAGGGTCACTTTTAGAATAAATTTCCTTTCATATGCGGTTGACCATCAAGGGAAAGAGGGTGGCTGCCAAACTTATAGGACATCAGAAGAAGAAGAGAGGCAAAACATTCTATTTCAAAAAAAATGGGGAAGTGACATAGTTAGAAGAAACCCCAGAAAAGATAGGGATACTATTAATATGATTGTAAGGACCGGGCTATGATTCTAGATCCCAGTTCTTGCTTTTTGATTAGAAATCTTCTTCCTAACCGTTTTATCAGTTCCTCTGTAAATCCCAATAGAAGTGGATTTATTCAGAGATCCATCATTGAATCCAAGATATCTCTCATCCTCAAGAGATTCGCTGCAATCATCGCATTGGTTTATGGTCCCCTTGCTGCTCATTTTCTTGCTAAATTCAATGTCGCAATCAATGCATTTTTTCATGTTAAAGATTCCTCATATTTGCTAATTCTCCTCTTTAATTTCAATGCCTTTTTCGCCGTCTCTCTTGAGATCTTATGCCCCGATAATGCCATGGTCTTAATGGTGCAATATTCTTCGTATATCGCCTGGATTTTAGGGTCATCATATTTTTTTGATTCTTCGTTTTCCATGTCTTTACTTTATCAGGTTTTAAATATGGGTCTACTATGATTTCAATAGCTTATGGATTTTTAAAATATTGTGTTTATGAAAAATCAATGGGTTATGATTTTTTGATGTTTCCATTGTTTTCAGGAGTTAAATGTGCCTAATCCTAAAATTGATATCTCATTTGATAAATTAGATGCCCTTGCTCAGTTTAAGATAACTATTGAATTTGCGGCAGACTATTTAGGTGTTTCTAGAGACACTCTTCTTAGGAGAATAAACGAAAAATATGGAATGACCTTCTCTGAATATTGCTCATTAAGAAGGCAACGAACTGCGACAAAATTACAACAAAAAGCGATTGAGCAGGCAATAAGAGGGAATACGGCATTAATGATTTTTTGTTTAAAAAATATGGCCGGATGGGCGGACAAGATGGAGCAAGACGTGAATCACAATGGAAATGCGATCACGCTGAACTATAACTTGGAGAAATTAACTGGAAAGGAAGCCAAGGCTGAACTTAGCGAACTCAACTCTAAAGAGGAGAGTAAGTAAGAAGATGGCAAAGAAAATCAAAGAGGCAAGAACCCGGATCAGTGAAGTAATGCGCAAGAGTTACCATCCCCACATCGTAGTATTGGATTTGATTGATGGTAATAATGGCACCAACACTGACTGAAGCCTTTGAGATCTTAGGGTCAGGCAACGTCTGCATCTGTAAGATTAGAACTGTCTGGACTGAAGATTCCGGGGATGTGTTTGTCGCTCCATTAACATCAGAAGAAGATTGTCCAGTCTGCGGAAAGTGAATGCAAAGTGTACCAACTCTTAAAGAATTTGATCCTCGTCACATTCCTGGCCAGTATGATGTTGTTCGTGCTGTCCGTAGAGGGTTCGACTATTCAACTGGTAAGAAAGAACTCCTTCTTTCAGGCAGTATCGGAAGCTCTAAGACTCTTACTGCTGCCCACCTTGCTGCTACTCATTGCCTGCTTTTCCCTAACGCACATGTCCTCATTGGTCGAAAGACTATGCCAACACTTAGAGACACGCTTCTCCAAAAGATCGTCGATCATCTTGGTACTGATGTTGAGTTTAGCCTTAACCTGTCTCGGGGTATTATTACTTTCCCCAATGGCTCTAAGATAACTTCATTCTCTTGGTCGGATAAGCAATACAAGAAGGTGAGATCATATGACTTATCAGCAGCGATAATTGATGAGTTAACAGAGAATGATTCTGAAGAATTCTACATGGAAATCAATAATAGAATCGGTCGTCTTCCAATACCAGAAACATTCTTAATGTCTTGCACTAACCCCGACTCTCCTCAGCACTGGGCATATGAGAGGTTCATGGTTTCTAAGAATCCAGAAAGGCATGTCTTCTACTCAATAACATCAGACAATCCATTCCTGCCATCTCACTACATCGACAATCTCAAGAAAGACCTTGATCCAAAGATGGCAAGACGAATGCTTTATGGAGAGTGGTTAGAGATTGCTCAAGATGTAATTTACTATAGCTACTCAGACGCCAACAAGGCAGACAGATATGAGATAAACCCACGGGCACCTATGAGCATAACCTTTGACTTCAACATCGGAGAAGGCAAGCCCATGTCGGCAGCACTATTCCAATACTTTGGTGGGAAGTTTCACTTCTTTGATGAGATCGTTCTAGAAGGTGCAAGAACCCTCGATGTGCTAGAAGAGTTGGACCACAGAGGCTACTTTGACAAAAAGCTTAGATGGACAATCCACGGCGATGCAGCAGGAAGGCACAGAGATACAAGATCAATCCGATCAGACTACGACATAATTAAAGGCTTCTTTGACAGGCATCCCAGTGGACCAACATTTAGTCTCAATGTGCCTAAAAGCAATCCTCCTGTAAGAACTCGGCACAACCTGGTCAACTCCTATCTCAAAAACGAATTAGGCCAGCACAGATTGACTGTATACGGCAAATGTAAAACACTAGATAAGGGTTTAAGATTAACGGCACTTAAAAAGGGTGGGAGCTACATCGAAGATGATTCAAAGGATTATCAGCACATAACCACCGCCCTAGGATATGCAGTCTGCTATTGGCACAATAAAGAAAAAGCAAAATACAATAAAATATCAAGCGACTTGAGGTAACACTATGGCAATCCCATTTGATTTAACAAAGAAAGACGACAGAACTCGCCTTATCGAACTGACCTACTCCAGCGAAAACAAACGCAGAAAAGCTATGTCTCTAAGGCAAACAGAGATCTACAACGATCGATTGCTTCAAGCTGTTTATGAAAGAATAGCTGCAAGGTTTAGCGAAGAGACTGCTAGAACCATGCCGATAGTCGCATCAATCAATCTCGCTAAGAGAATCGTTGATCAAGAGGCTTCCATCTATAAGCACCCACCCCAAAGAGAATACGAAAACATGTCAGAGCAACAAATGGAGCTTTTTGAAATCATCAGAGAAGAGATGAGCTTCAATGCCAAGATGATGCAATCAAATAGATCCTTTAAATTGCAAAACCAAAACCACGTAATGGTAGTTCCCAAAGACGGAAGGCTTTGCACCCGAGTCTTAAGAAATCATCACATTGATAAGATCGACGACCTAGAAGATCCAGAAGTAGCAGGTGGCTATATCATCTCAAGCTTTAACAAAGACTACATCATCAAGAACCGACAAAACGACACCAATAGAGGCTCAGGCTTTAGAGGAAGATTCGATCAGTGGACTGACATTACTTACGATGGCCAGAACAGTGGGATAGGTGATGTAGAGGATTATCAAATCCCAGACAGGATGCTTGTATGGACTCCTGAATACAACTTCATCATGAATGAGAAGGGCGACATCATATCAGGGGAAGAGATTGAATCCCCCATTCCAGGCATCATGCCAATCGTAGATATCTCAATCGAAAAAGACTTTGAGTATTGGGTAAGGCAAGGCGATGCAGTGGGAGAGTTCACCATTGAATATAACGTCCTTATGAGTGACATCCATCACATAGTTCAAAACCAAGGCTATGCCCAAGCCTATCTAGTTGCCAAAGATGATCAAATGCCTACCGAGCTTATAGTAGGTCCCAATAGAGTACTAAGATTACCTGTTGATGATTCAGAGGTAAGACCTGAGTTTGGCTTCGCTAATCCAGGCTCTGATATCAGTGGTGCCATTCAATTCACTAATGAGTTCTTGGTTAACTTTCTTACATCTAGAGGGTTGGATCCCGACACCATCGCCACTAATAGTTCAAGTGGAACAATGTCTTCTAGTGGGGTGCAAGAATTCCTTCGCATGATCAAACGCTTTGAGGCTTCTAAAAGTGACTACGATATCTACCGCAAGGCTGAGATGCAGATCTTTAAAATCATCAAGGCTTGGCATAACGCCGCTATTGGAAACCCTGAGCTGCTAGATCCTCGATACGTAGGGGCACAGATACCTGAAGATGCTTCCTGCCAAGTAACCTTCGCTGGCCCAGAGATGGTCCAAACAGAAAGAGAGAAACTTGAGGTTGTTGAGAAGAAGATAGACATGGGTCTCTTAAGTCGAATAGAGGCCATAGAAATTGTCAGGGATGTTTCCAAAGAAAGAGCTATGGAAATAGCTTTGGAAATAGATGGTGAGCAAATGGGGATGCAAGAACCCATTGTAGATGAGAATCCAATCGAAGAAGGAGAGGAGGATGCCTAAAAATGCCGATTACAAAGGACGAGGGAGTAACAAAGGTCGTAAACCTAAATCTGGAGGGTCTAAGTCGCGAGGCAAAGGCAAGGGCAAAGGAAGAGGCTAAGAGAATAATCCTTGAAGATATTGAAGACTATCTAGACAGTTCAAGCACCCCAGTAAGTGGCGGCTCATTCAGCAAGGCAAAGGTAAAGTCTGGAAGAAACGCTGGACAGCAATCACGCCTACTAGATACAGGTGACTTAAGATCCTCATTAGACGCCAGGAATCGCAAGGGCGATGCTATTGAAGTTGGAATCTTTAAAAAGTCTCAATCACCAATTGCATTCAACCACAACACTGGCGACACGGTTCCCCAAAGACAGATAATCCCTGATGAAAACCAGCAGTTTAAAAGAACCATAATGTCAAAGGTTAATGAGGTTATCGAAGATATCCGTGAAGCGGACCAGGAAGCTCGCAGGCCTCAAAGAGTTACACTGGAGCAAATAGCCGACGTTCAAAGGGCAGCAGGGGCCACAACCACCGTCACCACAGCAACAGGTTCCCAGCTATTCCTTGGATCTTTGTTTGATGATGATTTCTTTGGAGAATTGTAATGGCAAAGATCAAGGGTCTAGACAGGGCAGCAAAAAGAATTGCCAGGGCAACAAGAGGTGCATTGGCAGGGGACAAAAGGTTTTCCCAAAGTGTTTTAAGTTTTCTTGTTGATCAGATAAGGAATGGGAAGCTGCCTAGCGGGAAAAATGTCAAAAGACTTAAAAGAGTAACGATTGAGAGAAGAAGGCAATTATCAAGAAAGAACAGAACGCACCCAGACTTCTCCCCCGCTAAATCCAACCTAACCTTTAGTGGTCAATTTCTAGATAGCTTTAAGGTTGTGGTGGATCGCGTAAAGTCCGCAGTTAGAATTAGAATATCTCCTACAGGAACACACAAAGGCGTTACTTACCTAAATGGCAAGCGAGCTAGAGGTGTTAGGAACGAAGAAATAGGCAGGGGCCTTATAGAAGGCGGCAGAGATTATCGACCTATTTCTAAAAAGAACCGATCCAAGATCGGAGAGTTTGTTTTGACAGCCTTGAGAAGATCACTCAGGCTTTAACGTGTTTATTGACACGTATAACTAAGGAGAATTAAAATGGATCAAGAAACCACAGGCGTTCAGGACGCACCTCAAGAGGCTAAGGGTCAGACAGAGGCGGGTGGAGCGGAAGGCGGAACCAATGAGATGCCATCCGACAATCAACTTGCTTATGAGACCTACAAGCGTGCTGTTGCACAGCGTGCTAAGTTTAAGGAAGAAGCTGAAAGAGCAAAAGCCGAGGCGGAAGCACTTAAGCAACAGGTTCTAGAGCAGGAAGGTAAGAAGGATGAAGCGCTTGCTTACTGGAAGAACAAGGCGACTGAACTTGAACAATCCTACAAAACAGACAAACAAAATTACATTTGGAATGTCGTTGGCGGTCAGCTAAAGGCTGAACTTGCTGCCCATGGATGCGTAAACCCAGACAAAGCAATTAAACTCATTGATAAAGCTGAACTAAAGTCGATTGAGGTTGACGACCAATATCGAGTTAGTAGCGAGGACTTAAAGCGTATCGTTGAATCTGTAAAGACCGAAAACGCTGACATAGGACTCTTCCGACGACACGGTGGGGTTAAAGATATTGTGCCAACAAACGTTGAGTACACTGGAAACGAAAACAAAGACATAAGCCAATTAAGCGATGAAGAGCTTAAAAAGGTTTGGATGAATTTAAACAAATAGGAGGGTGTAATGGCCATAACAGGTGATACACAATTAGGACCTACAAAAATGGAGTTGATCTCCGAGATTGCACAACGTGCGCTTATCTCTGAGTCACGATTACTTGCTACCGCAAGAGACGTAAGTGCTTTCGCTGGAAAAGGAAATTCAACAATATCTTTTCCAAAAAACTCTACTCTTTTCACTGTTGAAAACCGCGCTAGTGCTGCCGCTGGTACAACTCAAGATGTTGACTTCTTAAAGGATACTCTTGCTCTTAACCAACGCGCTCACATCCAGTGGTTGATTGACTCTGAAGATGAGATCGAGTCTCGCTTAGATGTAATGAGAGAATACATCACTCGCGCTGCTGCTGAGCATGGCGCTGATGTTGATCGCAAGATCATTGCTGAGCTTGAGGCAGTTGGAATCACCACTACTACTGCTGGTGATATTTCTCAAGATGTTGTTCTTGAGATGCGTGAAGTTCTTCTTCGCAACAAGGCCAATCCTCGTAACTTGTTCTTGGCCGTTGGACCTGATCAAGAAGCCAAGCTTTTAGGAATCGATCCTTTCGTATCTGCCGACAAGTACGGTAGTTCTGCTATTCCTTCTGGTGTTCTTGGAACTATTTACGGTGTTAACATCGTGATGACTCCTGAGATCGCCTCTAGCACATACTACATGTATGAGTCAGAAGGTCTTGCTATCGGATTCCAAAGAAGACCTACTTTCGCGGAAGACGACAGACCTGAGTACGGACCTGGAGCTAAGCTTCAAGTATTGGCTCAGAAGTACGGAGTTAAGGGTCTACAAGTAGATGTACCTAATGCTTTCTTAGCTGACGGAACTTCTCCACTTGCTGGGCAATCAGCTCTTATCGTTAAGGACGCGAACTAAGCCGTAATGGCAGCGTACTACTCAGATAGGTTGGGGGTGGAACACACCCCTAACTTCCTTCGGGCCTCATCAGCGATGGGGCTTCGTAGGTTAATGGCAAGAACAAACGCCAAGTATAAATCTTATATCACTTACTTTGACATCCAATATGTGGCCAGTGAAGGTAAGTGGTATGCGTGGTACTTGATTCAAGATCGTGAAGCCGCTTTTAGAGAGGCTATGGAAGGGGAGGATAGCTAATGGCACTCAATCTTTCTCCTGAAGGTGTGGAATGCACAGCAATTCAAGTTCTTGAAA